ATTGAAAATGCCCGGAAATACAGTCGTTTTGCGGTAGTACATCACAGTATTCCCATTGCACCGCATTTGCTTTTTCCACAGTTTCTGGACGATACCCTAGGGGAAGACCGGCAAACTGCAATGTTCATGAATTATGTGCTTCTGACAAAATGTGTCCAGCTGTGGGTATTCGGCAGCAGTATTTCTGAGGGCATGACACAGGAGATCCAATGGGCAAAACGCAGGCATATGCCGATTCGATATTTCACAGAAGAGATGGAGGAAGTTGTATGAACATATCGGCACAGGACGTGATCAATGCGATCTTTCATCCGGATGATACCGTATGTCTGCGTATTTTTGATGATCGGAAAGAAGGCATCTTTACCGGTGCCAAAATGTCCGTGGAGGCAGGAAAATTCTTTGCAGTAGAGTCCACTCTGAAAGAACATAACCAGAAAAATCATGGCATCTTTTTTGTGGTGAACTCCGGTGGTCAGACCGATGACAGCATTACTCGCATCAATGCACAGTTTGTGGAGATGGACGATAAAACTTTCGAGGAACAGCAGACACTCATCGATGCGTTTCCGCTGCCGCCGTCTATGGTTATCAGAACAAGAAAATCGCTGCATACATACTGGTTTGTCAAAGAGGCAAAGGTGTCATTGTTTCGCCCCATTCAAAAGGCACTGGTGCAGCATTTCGGCGGAGATCCTGCCTGCGTCAACGAAAGCCGTGTCATGCGTCTGCCGGGATTCTATCACTGCAAGAAAGAACCGGTCTTGGTGGAGTGCATCTCGTTTCACCCGGAACGAAGATACACACAGGAACAGCTGATAGAAAGACTGCCGGTTTCGCAAGAAGCAGAAGAACAACCGAAAGTACCGCTGCATGGAGAACAGAAAGGAATCGGCGTTGTAGAAGCAGAATGCGATTTTATCAAGTACTGCCGGGACAATGCAGCTGTACTTTCTGAACATGACTGGTATGCGATGATCTCCAATTTAAGCGTGTTTGAAGGCGGTGCAGCGGTCATACATCAATACTCCAAGCCGTATCCGAAGTATTCTTTTGAAGAAACGCAGAATAAGATCCAGCATTTTCTCAGCAGCGGAACCAAGCCTATGACATGCCGTACTATTGCAGAGAAAGGATTTCATTGCCCGAAGCTGAACAGCGGACAGTGCAAATGTAAATCGCCTGCGGCTCTGTGCTTTCAGCCGCTTTCCATTGATGGGATTCGGGTGCTGTTACAGCAGCAGAAAGTACAGAATGCCGTGGTGGAAGATTTGCAGACTGCACGAAACTTTGTATCAGATTATCTTTTCAATGTGGATACTGTGACAGCAGAATCGATTCTCAGTTATGATTTGAAGCAATACTTTGGTTTCAAAAATGCAGACGTGAAGCCGCTGTTCACCTTGCAAAAAGAACTGTACAAGGCATTTCAAAACAAATCCGAAACACGGAAGCATCGCTCCGGCATGGAAATTCCCGACTGGTATGAAATGACAGAACGGGGTCCGAAGTTTCTGCCCGGTGTGCTTGCAGAATACATGACACAGAATGCCCCTGTGTTTTATTCTGCCGAGCAGTATTATTGCTATGAAAACGGCGTTTATCACAGCATTACGGAATTGACAGCAAGAAATATGGTACGGGATAAAATGCTGACCAGATACACAAAGCTGTCTCAGATCAATGATACCGAAGGACAATGGAAGATGCAGGTGCAGAAGGATATTCGGGAACTTAATCCCAATCCCTATCTCATCAATGTGCGAAATGGCCTGTACAATGTGCTGGACGAAACCTTATCGGAGCACACCGCAAAGTATCTGTCTACGGTACAGCTGAATGTGCGATATATGTCCGATGCAAAGTGTCCCAGATTTCTGCAGTTTCTGCATGAATCCGTGGAGGAGGATCAGGTGACGCTGATTCAGGAAATGCTGGGCTACTTTCTCATTCCGGTCAATCATGCCCAGAAGTGCTTTATCATTGTGGGAAAAGGCGGTGCCGGGAAGTCTGTGCTGCTGCGGGTGCTGAATGAACTGCTGCTGGGAAAAGAAAATGTGTCCAATGTAGCATGGCAGGCATTGAATGATCGATTCAAGACCGCAGAACTTTTTGGCAAGTGGGCGAATATCTGTGCAGAGTTACCCACAAAGGGCATTGAAGACAACGGCATTTTCAAGGCGTTGGTCGGAGAGGATTATCTGACGGTGGAAAAGAAAAACAAAAATCCCTTTTCTTTTCAGCCCTATGCGAGGCTGCTCTTTTCCTGCAACAGCATTCCGAAGAACTATGGGGACAAATCGGAGGGCTTTTACCGCCGTCTGATCATTGTCCGGTTCAATCATTCTGTGCCGGAGGAACGACGAGATCCGGAACTTCTGGAGAAGTTCCGCTGTGAAGCAGATGGGATCTTTCAATTTGCCTTAGAAGGACTGCGGCGGCTGATGCAGAATCATTTTCATTTTTCAGAAACAAAGGCAAATGCACAGGAACTCCAGAAATACCGGGAGGACAGCAACAGTGTGCTGGCGTTTGTTCGGGACTGCTGTACTTTGCAAATGGATGCAGAAGTGGGAAGAATGGAGTTCTTTGCACGGTATAAAGCATACTGTGACAGCTGCGGCATGGCTCCATACAGTCAGCAGAATTTCAACAACGAACTGGAAGCAAATTTTCCCACGGTCGTGAAAGCAGCAGACAGAACCGGAAAACGGAGGACATGGAGAGGCATCAGCTTTTCAGAAAGCCATGTGTAGCTTGCCAGGGGAGAGGTCTGCACAGCGTTCTGACAGGGTTTACAGGCTTTGCAGGGAATTCCCGTAATCTTTTATATATTTCCTATTTTATATCCCCATATATTTTCTCATTTTTTATGAGTATAATAGAAATTTCCCTGTAAAATCAGTAAAGAGGTAAGAGGTGAGCAGTTTGAAAGAAGCGGATATCGTAAGGGCGATTTTGAGGTATCTGAAAACCGTGCCGAATTGTTTTTGCTGGAAGGAGCATGGCGGGATGTATGGAACGGCAGGAATCCCCGATGTGATCGCCTGCATTGGCGGCAGGTTCTTTGCCTTTGAAGTAAAAACGGAGAAAGGGAAAGCAACTGCTTTGCAGGAATCGGCTCTTCGCAAAATACAAAAATGCGGCGGAAACGCTGCCATCGTCCGTTCTGTGGAGGAGGTAAAAAGAATGCTGGAGGAGATCACGGCATGACAGCAAAAGAATACATGAAACAGGCACAAAGACTTCTTAGAAGGATTGACCGAAAACAAAAGGAAGCAGATGCTCTTCGTCAGAAACTTTCTTTTCCCAAATCACCTGCCTATTCTGATTTGCCCAAACCCGTATCGCCGGAATCTCACGCCGTGGAAAGCGGCGTTTCTCAGATCTTATCCTTGGAGGAAGAAGTAAAGACTGCAAAAAAGGAACTGGAAGCTCTGAAAGCAGTTTTTGATACTGCGATAAAAGCCGTCACAGATACGGAGCATCATGATATTCTGGCAAAGCGTTATCTGGAATTCAAGGACTGGAATCAGATCGCAGAAGAAATGGGATACAGTAAACCTTCCTGTTATCGTTTGCACCGGGAAGCCTTGGCAGGGATGAAAAGTTGATAGTTCATGATAGTTCATAACACTTGATGATAGTTCGCATATGTGGTATACTGTAAAGTAGGAAAACAGGAGAAAGCAAAACAGCCTTTGCGGAAGAAATTCTGCGAGGGCTGTTTTTCGTGTCCATAAAGGAGAATCGATATGCTTGCAAAAGAAGTTTTAAGAAACAGTATGGATCTAAACAGACGCATCAAGGAACAGAGTGTGATTTATCAGGATTGGAAAGCTATGGCGATGGAAATCGATGAAGATGAAATACATGAGATCGTGGAGGCAGCTTGGGACGATCTGATTGCATCGATTCGGTTGAAACGGGAACTAGAAGAACTTATCATGGCAAATCACAATGCCGACCAGCGTGAGATCCTTCGTTTGCGGTATCTTTACGCTGCAACATGGGATGCCATTGCAGATGAACTGAATGACAGCGTTGCCTGGGTGAAGGAACAATACCAAAAAGCATTGAAAAAACTCTCTGCAGAAACAGAAGATAGTTGCAAAGGCTGTGACTGCTGTGCCGAAGAAATGTAAGAAGCCCTGCAAGCATCCCGGCTGTCCGAAACTGACCGAAGGTGCGTACTGCGACGAACACAAGCCCTTGCACCCAGACCGACCGTCTGCCGCCAAGCGTGGATACGGCAGCAGGTGGCAGCGGCTCAGTAAGGCGTACCTGCGGAAGCATCCGCTGTGCGTGAAGTGTATGGCACGGGGACGGTTCACAGCAGCAACTGTAGTCGACCATATCATTCCTCACCGTGGTGATCCGCATCTGATGTGGGATGAAAGCAACTGGCAGGCTCTTTGCAAGTCCTGCCATGACCGCAAGACATGGACGGAAGACCAAAATCCCGTCTATCGGTATTGATTGTGTCTGAAATGCTGCCGGTGGGGGGATAAAAATCTCTAATTGTGAATTTTTTACAGACCGGCGTTCCCTCTCACACACAAAAACCAAGGTTCAAACGGGGGATTAACCCCGAAAATATGCAAACAAGCCGAAACCTACGCAGTTTCGGCTATTTTTCTCTCAAAAAGGAAGGTGAAATCAGATGGCAAAGGACGGTACAAGAAGAGGCGGCAGACGAGTTCGTGCAGGCGATAAGCCGAAAGCCCTCTCCGACAAAATCGCAGAGGGTAAGGATGCAGATATTATGGAGTTTCATGCTCCGGAATTGGATGCAGCTGATCTGGACGATGCCGCTGATTTGACCGGTGCGGATATGCCAAGCCCCAGTGCATACTTGTCTGCCCAGCAGAAGAACGGAAAACCGCTGGGAGCAGACATTGTGTACAAAGAAACATGGCTCTGGCTGAAACAGCGTGGCTGTGAAAAGCACGTCAACAAACGGCTGCTAGAAAGTTACTCGCAGGCATTCGCCCGATTTGTACAGTGTGAAGAAGCCCTCAGTACCTATGGACTGCTGGGAAAGCACCCGACCACCGGCGGCGTTATTGCTTCCCCGTTTGTGCAGATGAGCCAGACATTTCAGAAACAGGCAAATTTGCTCTGGTATGAGATTTTCGATATTGTGAAACAGAACTGTACGACCAAATTTGATGGCACACCACAGGATGATTTGATGGAACAGCTTCTGAGCAGCAGAAAGTGAGGTAGCATGAAAGCAGATACTCAGTTCTGGCGAGATCTGAAAGCCAATCGCCAGAAGATGACAAAACAGCAATATCGCACAATCAAAGGACAGGCTGTCAAAGGCAATATGGATGCCGCCCGAAAAGGTATGCTCAGAATTCAGCAGAGGAGGAATTACAGATGACCACAACCACAGAATTTCAGCTTGTTGACATCAACAAGTTAGTACCCTATGCGAATAATGCCAGAACGCACAACAAGGAACAGATCCTGAAGCTTCGCTCTTCTCTGCGTGAGTTTGGCTTTGTGAATCCGGTAATTATCGACCGGGAATACAATGTGCTGGCTGGACATGGACGCATTATGGCGGCAAAGGAAGAAGGTATTGCAGAAGTACCCTGTGTGTATGCCGACCATCTGACAGAAGCACAGAAGAAAGCGTACATTCTTGCTGACAACCGGATGGCGTTAGATGCAGGCTGGGATGATGAACTGCTTGCTGTTGAGATGGAAGAGTTGCAGAATCTCGGATTCGACCTTGGACTTACAGGTTTTGATGAAAAAGAAATCGCAGATTTATTTGCAATTGACAGTGATGAAGCAAAACAGGATGATTTTGATGTGGATGCAGAACTGGAAAAGCCCTGCAAATCCAAAACAGGTGACATCTGGCATCTTGGAAAGCATACCGTTATCTGTGGTGATTCCACTTTACCGGAAACCTATACAGCACTTCTTGGAGACACAAAAGTAAATCTTGTTTGCACAGACCCGCCGTATCTTGTCAATCTGGAAAGCACGTCAGGCAAAATCAAGAATGATGACCTTGACGATGAAAAAGGATATGCGTTTCTGAAATCTGCATTTGAGAGATTCAAAGATGCCATGGCGAAGGATGCAAGCATTTATGTGTTTTATGCCACCTCCAAGGCACGTGTATTTCATGATGCTTATGAAGATGCAGGCTTCAAGGTCGGTGCAGGACTTGTCTGGAAGAAAGACCGCCTTGTTCTCACCCGAACTGACTGGAAGTATATCCATGAACCGATTATCTGGGGCTGGAGAAAAGACGGAAAGCATATCTGGTATGGTGACCAGAAACAGAAAACGGTATTTGAGTTTGACCGCATTAAAAACAGTAAAAAGGACGGCTGCGGACATCCGTCCAGTAAGCCGGTGCCGCTGATCGCCTATCTGATTTCCCAGTGTACGCAGACAAACGGAATGGTGCTGGATGGATTTCTGGGAAGTGCTTCTACATTAATTGCCTGCGAGCAGCTAAATCGTGTGTGCTTCGGTGTGGAACTGGAACCGAAATTTGTGGATGTGGCAGTAGAACGTTACATCAAGCTGCACGACGGAAATTCCGATGATGTGTATTTGATTCGGGATGGGAAGCGGATTGCATATTCTGAACTGGTAAAGGAAGTGGAACTTCCCGATGATTAAAATTCTCTGTGCAGATGCCTTGGAAGAACTGCGAACACTTTCAAATGACAGCGTTTCCATGTGTGTCACAAGCCCACCTTATTATGGCTTGCGGGATTACGGCAATGCTGGTCAAATTGGAATCGAAGATTCTCCAGAACAGTATATACAAAAGCTGACTGCTGTATTTCGAGAAGTACGGCGAGTGCTTCGACCAGACGGAACTTTGTGGCTGAACATCGCTGATAGCTATGCCGGAAGCGGAAAAGGAATCGGTCGAAAGCCTACACATTGTAAGCATTCATATCAAATTCCAGCGGACAGTGCTGCGGCTGCTATGTCAACTACATGGAATGCTATCAAACCAAAAGATATGATTGGAATTCCATGGATGTTGGCGTTTGCCCTTCGTGCAGATGGTTGGTATCTCCGTTCGGACATTATCTGGAACAAGATCAACTGTCTGCCAGAAAGTGTAAAAGATCGTCCCACAAAGTCTTATGAACATTTGTTCTTGTTTGCAAAATCTAGCCGGTATTACTACAATGCAACAGCAATTATGGAACCCGCAGCGGAAAGCAGCCTAAAACGATACGCTCGTGGTCGCTCTGGTCGAAACAAGTATGGCAGATTTTCGGAACAGGGCATCAATGGGACAGATTACAACGAACGAATGCAGGGAAAAACCATGCGAAACAAGCGGGATGTCTGGAACATTAGCACCAACTCTTACCGCATGGGAGAACATTTCGCTATGTTTCCAGAGCAGTTGGTAGAACCCTGTATTTTGGCAGGCTGCCCAGAAGATGGTGCGGTTCTTGATCCGTTCTTCGGAAGTGGAACTACTGGTGCAGTTGCCAAGCGACTGCATCGGCAGTGTATCGGAATTGAACTGAATCCAGTCTATTGCAAAAAAGCAGAAGAACGAATCGCATCTGTCTGATTCTCACAAATGACAGCCGAAACATTCTACACATCTCACAGTTGCTATCTGTGGAAAAAAGAGTTAACATATGTACTGCCGAAAGGCAAATCACCGAAAATCGGGAGGAAAACATATGATAATTGCATTTGGATTGACTGGAAATGAACGAAAGAAACTGGCGTGGGCGATAGCCACGATCATTGGAACAACGGCAGAATATCAGTATATGCCCACCTGTACTTACAAAATCGGGGAATGCTACACCGTTACCAAGTCCGGTGATCTGGAAATCAGTGACCAAGCCGACCATAAGGAAACAGAACGGCTTCTTGCCGAACTGGCAAATCAGGGCTATGCTGTTCCGGACACCACAGAACCGGAATCCAAGGGCTTGACGGTACAGATGCCAGCCGATTTCTTCACGGAGCATACACTTGGCAATCTCCGGCAGCTCTGCGAAAACAAGGCTGCCCTTTTTCATGCTGCTTTTCAAACCGACTGTTTGGACATCATTTCCTCGGATGAAAAGGTGGAATTTCCGTGGTTCACGGTCGAACAGGATGGTGATGCAGATGCCTACTGCACCTTCATTTCCATGCTCTGCGAATTTGCCAAGAACCAGAGCCGCATCAACCGCAAGCCGGACACTTCCGACAATCCCAAGTACACCATGCGGTGTTTTCTGATTCGTCTGGGAATGGTGGGTGCAGAATTCAAGGCGGCAAGAAAGGTCATTCTTCGGCATCTGTCCGGCAATTCCGCATTCAGAAAGGTTGGTGATACTGATGCAGTTTCCGAGTAAATCGTATCTGGAGCAACTCTGAAAGCAGTATCCAGAAGGGACAAAATTACAGCTGATTTCTATGCGAAATGAAACATATCCGGTTCTTCCCGGAACAGTCGGTGAGGTCACACATATTGATGATGCGGGCAGCATTCATATGCGGTGGGAAAACGGTTCTTCCCTTGCTCTGATTCCCGAAATTGACAGTTTCCAGACCGTATCCGAGGCGAAAAAATAAGGCAGCACCTCCTTCATTGTACAGTATGTTACCATACAATCGCAAGGATTGCAAGGGTGTATTCTACACAATCTTTTGACCTCATTTTCTGTAGATTTAGCCACTTGCTATCTCCTCCGTTTAGAGTTAATATGGGTACAACGAAAGGGGTGCGGGTTGCCAGTGGCAACCTCTGCGAAGCAGAAGCACCGACCGAGGCGACAGCCGAGACAAAGCCCGAAACTACGGAGGAAAACATTATGAACGCTAAAACAGAAAGACAGATTGAAAACCTGAAAAAGCAGACCATCGGCGTGGAGATTGAGATGAACCACATCACCAGAGAACGAGCTGCCAGACTTGCCGCCGACCATTTCGGCACAGGCAGATACGAATACACCGCCAGCCGAAACGGCTACAGCACTTGGTCGGCTTGGGATGCACAGGGCAGAGAATGGAAATTCCAGAAAGACGTCAGCATTGCAGGATGCGATGCCGAAAAGTGCGAACTGGTCACGCCGATTCTGAAATACGAGGACATTGAAACCTTGCAGGAACTGGTAAGAAAGCTTCGCAAAGCCGGAGCAATCAGCCATGCAGGCATCGGAGCCGGAGTACACATTCACATCGGTGCCAACGGACACACACCGCAAACCCTGCGAAACCTCGCCAACCTTATGGCGAGCCACGAACGGCTGATTGCAGATGCCCTGAAAATCGACCAAGGCAGAATGAACCGATATTGCAGAACGGTCAATCCCCAATTCATCGAACAACTGAACCGGAAAAAGCCCACCAACATGGCACAGTTCGCAGACATCTGGTATACGGCAAACGGTGCAAATTACGGCAGAAATCAGCACTACAATGACAGCCGATACCATATGCTGAACTATCACGCAACTTTTACAAAAGGCACAATTGAATTCCGGTTGTTCCAGTTTGACAAGCCTGCCGACGGCAGAAAAAACGGACTCCATGCCGGACAGCTGAAAAGCTACATTCAGCTTTGCCTTGCCCTTTCCGAAATGGCAAAGGGACTGCGAACCGCCAGCCCGAAACCACAGCAAACGGAAAACCCGAAATTCGCCATGCGAACATGGCTGATCCGATTGGGACTGGTCGGCGAGGAGTTCTCCACAGCGAGAAATTTTCTTACCAAGAACCTTGATGGCGATGCCGCTTTCCGGTTCGGCAGATAAAGGGACAGCCTTTTGCTACCAGCTACACCAGACCGCTTCGGCGGTCTTATGGTGGTGAAAGGGTATCCCTTTCAGAAAGGATTTGATTGCATGAAAAAGTTTTACCTTGCCTACGGCAGCAATCTGAACGTGAAACAGATGCAGTTCCGCTGCCCGGATGCCAGAATTGTGGGGACTGCGGAGATCCCAAATTACCAGCTGCTGTTCAAAGGCAGCAAGACCGGCTCCTATCTGACCATCGAGCCCAAACAGGGCTGTACCGTTCCGGCGGCAGTCTGGTCGGTGTCGGAACGAGATGAACTTGCCCTTGACCGCTATGAGGGGTATCCTCATTTCTACTACAAAACGGAACTGGAACTTCCCCTTGCCGAAACCGGAAAAAAGCTGACCGCCTTTGTGTACATCATGCACGAGGAACGGAAACTGGGCATTCCCACTTCTGCCTACATCCGCACCTGTGTGGACGGATACCGCCAGTTCGGCTTTGACCTAAAACACCTGCGGAAAGCCATGGACATCAGCGAACGGGAGGTGTACCACCATGAAAACGGATAAGCCAGTTTCGGCGGTCTGCCCACTTTGCAGAAAACCCTACTCCGGTGTTCCGGCACTTTCCAGAACGGACAACCAAACGCCCATTTGCCCGGACTGTGGCATTCGGCAGGCACTGGAAAGCATCGGCGTTTCCACGGAGGAACAGGAGAAAATCCTGTCTGTAATGCACCGAAAGTTCCCCATGTAACCGCCCTGTTTGCCCTGTGTGGGCTTTCAGAGCACTTGCCGAAAAACTTGCCCAAAGCCAAAATCAGCCCCACACAGACGAACTGTGCGGGGCTTGGTTGGTGGCTGCGATTTTCCGAGATGCCTTTTTCATTGTACTGTATTTTACCATAGAAAAGCAAGTTTATCCAGTGTCAGATCCACCAAATATACAGCGAAAATATCGCCTTATGTTCTGTACATTTAGCCGCTTGCTATACGCCAAAAGGTATGGTAATATACAGTTACCGAAAGGGAAAACAACCAAAAAAACGGAGGAAAAACACAATGGTAGCATACGGAATCGCAAAGGCAAGAGCAATGGCAAACAGAACGGACTGGAACGAAAGAACCGAAATCACAAAGGCGGTCATCACCTGGTTCGATGCGGACTACGAATACGAACTGGAGATCGAAAACGAGGACAGGATGGACAACGAGGAGTTCACCGCATGGGTTGAGGAAAACGCAGAAAGCCTTGCAAAGGCAGATGCCGAGGAAAACGGAACGACCTTTGAGGAAATCGACGGCATCGACTTTACGGAAAAGGAAATCGATGACGATGCCCTTTTTGATGAGGAGTACGAAAATGCCTGCGAATTTGAATGGGAGTGCCAAACCGGACGATAACCCAAAACCCACAATCCAAGACCAAAGCCCCGAAAGGGGCTGCGGCTCGTACAGCCGCTGTGTTGCCCCTGTCCGGCGTGGTTTTGTTTCCTCCGAGTGTTTTTCCCTTTCTCACAAACGCCCCACACAGGGCAACGTGGGGCTTGCTTTTTTGGTTGGTATCATACACAATTTTCTGCCTTCCTCTTTGTGCAGA